TGCGTAGGGATGCAAAAACTTACTCTCATTTCCCTACAAACTCCTTGATTTTATTTGTAAGTCTAGGCACTACATCGTTTTCACTATGGAAACGCTTAGCAATTTCATAGTTCTGCTCGATTGCAGGCTTTCTCCAATCATACATTTCAGTGTCCAGATGTCTTAGGATAAGTTCAAGCTCTTCCATATCATGAAATACAATCACACCATCCATATTGAACCAATCACTAAGGTTAGGACAACCATAATAAATGGGTACAGTTTTTGACGCAAAGCAATCAATAACTTTTTCAGTAAAGTAATTCTGTTGGCGAGAGTTCTCTACTGTAATATGGAACTTAGCGTTCTCAAAGAAATCATTCCTCCGTTGATGAAAAGGAGGTGACTTATGTGCATAGTATTGCAATCCATTAGATACATCTATCTTCTTGAGCATCTCAAAGATGTCAAGACGCATGTTGTGTCCAACAGTTTGGTTCTTATTACTTGTGACAAAGGTAACATTGTTACCCTTATCCAGAATAAGATCAGAAAAATTCAACCAACTAGATCCCCACTCAAACAATTCTGCTTGGGGGTGTATGTCGATAATTTTCTGAGTGAACGTGTAGATTTTATCAAAATGATGAGCACCACGAAGTGCTCCCTCAGTCACTGTAGGAAGGATTGAATATGGTTCCGCTAAGAACAGAATTTTTACATCTGCTTGCGGATCATAATCAAGGTTATCAATAGAGATACTGACAGACCTACCACCAAGATCAAGATGCTTATCTTGCCAAGGGTTCCACCAAAGAGGATAGTATTTTACTGTCATCGTATGTCTTGAAAATGATAATGAAAACCAAAGGTCTCAATTCCTTTGTGTTCCGGGCACTCTACTTCTTTAGAGAACCTAGCGGCAACTTCCACTGGAGCAAAGACGCATCCTTGTTCCTCAAAAAGGTGCCGATTGTGGATACATATGTTTCCGTCCTCGTTATATAGTCCGGCATTCATATGCTTGTAGAAGTCTCCTTCGTTGACTTCCCAAGGCACAGTCACACGCGAGGGAACTTGTAATAACTTTCTGGAACGTAAGGAAAATCCCCCATTCCCAACCCGCTGACTCTTACCCCAGGGGTCGAGATAGGCGGTTGGATCGTCTCTCCACGGGGCACCGATGTAGTCGTATTGTAACCACGAATTATCCCATAACCAAGGTCGAATAACAAAACCGTCAGGATGAATAAGGAGGCAATGCGAGGATTGAATATGATTGAGAAAATTATATATGCAATAAAAATTGAAATCATTGATACTCTGGATTGGATAAGTTTTCTCATACTGTGCTTGATCACAGAGACCTTCTGGTCTTCCTTTACTGCCAAGAAATTTGACAGCACCCCATTCAATAGATTCACATGATTTATTTACCGCATAGACTGCTTCCGGTATGTCAACATCTGCTAGCATCAGCAGTGTGACTTCAGGAATCTTTAGCACGTTTGACTGCCCTGTTGAACACCGAGTATAAGTCTAACAGATTAGTGTCAATATTTCTAGCCTTGTCACAAAGATCTTGAGCATTCGACAACACGGTTTTAGTGATCTTCCTAAAGTCATTTACCCATAAGACAGGATAGTCTTTATATAACTCTTGCAAGTAATCATTTTTCACCATGATTGGCACCCGTTTTAGGTAAAGCACCTCCCAGTTTCGATGACAATCAACCGCATTGCCTTGAGGACAGATCATAAATTTATGATTCTGAATCTCTCTCAGGTAGGTCTCATAGTTTACTGCTTCTCCGACCGTCGCGTAGGATCTTTTACTAAAAATCTCACGGATGTTGCCACGTGCACTGATGTTAGTGTGCTCTGCATGATTGATGTAGAGTAATTTTTTAGGTTTAGGATCTTTCTCCATAGCAACGTGGAGAATACTTTGACGTTCATCATTGGCACTCAACTTCCTACCCACACCATAAGGAAATGGATATAGTTTATCTTTGAACCCCACTGCATTTGCAGCAAAAATCCCCAACACATTGTCGGGGATATCAATATCAGAATTGATAGGAGTGTCTTCGTTATTACAAAAAATTATAAATTTTTTCTGAGGATAACAAGCACATAGTTTCATTAGATCATTACGTTTCTGTAGACCATTGATCCACACTTGATCTTTTTTATTACCGCACTTGATTTGTCTGTGATACAATCTAATGTTATCAATGAATAGTTTGATAACTTCTTTATCACATAAAAAATCAGTGTTAGATGAGTTGGCATCATTCATAAAGGCACCGTAGACTCCTCCTACCATGCCTGCCTGATCACCAAAACTATAGTCACAAAGATCTGCAACCGCTGGTCCCGAAATCAGCTTCATACTTTCACAAACTTCTTCAGTTTACGATTCTTCTGTGCCCTCACATATGAAGGGAAGGTGTCGTCGATCTCTACAGTAGTTGGTTGGTAAAGATAACTACGACCATAAGGATCTAGATTATGCTTGATCCTATCCTCCATACTAGACCTAAACTCTTCTGTATTATTTTCCTGATGCTCATAAGCATCCATCTTCTGTCGTACCGTATCTGCATCACCAAAGAAACTCCAATGCCATGAGGCATTAGCAATCTTGTATGCCTGATGATGTGACTGACGGAGTTTGTCAACACTCATTGTCTTCAGTGTTTTGAAATCACACACTCTGGTTCCCATCCACTGGTCCTCACATTTGACGTTGAGGTAGTAGTAATAAAGGGGACCAGTAAGAACGTAATGATTATTAGGATCAAACCAGTCATCAATACATTTCAGTGCTTCAGGGTTGGCAATTTCATCAGCATCACTGGTAAGAATAATGTCATCATCCTTTGCCTTACCTAGCAGAGCATAGATTGCACTGTCCTTATGGAAGCATGCACGTTGGTACGGTAGTGGTAGTTTATAGATATCATCTTCCATCATGCTCCGGTGATAAGGAACATTCTCCCAGAATTTTTCTAGTGTCTGATTATCGTCAATCGTCTCATGATAGATGATCTTGTCTTCCCACTTCTTGAACCGCTTACGGTTCTCTGAGAAGTACATAGGTTTTTGGTTACCTGTGAATGTAATATTAGATTCATTGATAACAAAATAATCTACTTCGTTACCAAGAATATTCATTCTCATTTCAAGTAAGTCCAGTTCATTATAGAACGTGAACACATCATAGACTGCCATAATTTATGTTCAAAGAAAAGCGTACGTTAGAGGAGGGAGAAGAACTGGAGTGGAGTGTCCTACCATCGAACACTATTATTTTACCACGTTTAGGTTCCTCTGTATGTATCACATCACCAGATGAATCAAAAAAATATGTGTCACCATCAGAATCATTAGGATAATAGAGTGCGACTACATGTGGACGGTCGTCATCAACGTGAGGATTGTGAGGGACATCCACAGCATCAGGTCTGGGATATTGCAGGGTCATATGTGCCCTGAACATCTTCTTGTCTGGTAAGTTGATTGCTTTACCAATCTCATCCCACGGAAACTTATAAAAAAAGTCAGACGTTGTGCCCTTGACGTGCAATAACGTATGACTGAAGTAGGGATTCATTTTTTTTCTCAAGGGATGGTCTACGTTGCCGTATGCACAGTCCTTGAAAAAATAGTAGGGCATCTCATGACACAGATTCTCAATCAGTTTTTGATGAGTAACCTTGAGTCTATACCTTGTAACTAAAGAGGAACTCTCGTTGTTCATTAGTGTTCGCCCACTCTCCTGTCTTGATATAGTCTGATAGGACCATCATATTGATGACTACATCCGTATTATAAAGCATTTTATAATTTAGATGTTCACCAATACACAAGTCTGTGCAATAAAGATTAGTAATTTTATCACTACAAAGTGCTGCAGCAATACCAAACGTCCCTACTCCAGACGTAGCGACATGTTTTGCTGCCATTAGCGTAGCAAAATCTTCCTCAACGCTTTTAGATTGGACCGTAACCTTAGGATTCCACCTGAGTTCTTCAACGATTGGATTGTGTCGGTCAGGTTCAGTGACGACAATTGCCTTCTCAAAGTTCTCAAGTAGTGCACCATAAAAACAGTAAGGATTAGGGACATATTGACCAGGATTATCAACCCCCCGGTCAAAGACATCTCCACTACGAATATGGATAACGAGGCAATCAGGATCCACCTCCACAGGTGGGAGGTCAAGACGCGGTCTGATATATGTTTTACAAAACGATCGCATCTCGGTATAGACTTTACCGATTTCGAGCGGGACTTCTTTGAATGGTCCATCATAATAAAAAAATTTACTAAACCCAGACCGTCTAGTGTCACCAAACTTTTCAGTAAAAGTAGAAATTATCTCGTGCTCTAGGGGTTGGATAAACTCGGTGCTGTATGCCTGAGCACACATCAATCCAACAGCACATTGTTGAATGTTGTTACCAAGTCTACCATACCAATGAGATAGTTTCATACAAAAATGTTTCGTGCTTCTGATCTAACACACGCAAAGGGTTTCCAAACTGATTCTTTTACAACAGTAGGATCAACCCACCAATCTTCATAAGAATTGCCACCATTACAAACACAAGCACATACCAGTTGGTAACCAAGATCCTCTAAGAACTTACGTGAATGATCACGGATGGTGTCACCGTCCTTGTACGAGTCATGTTCAAAAGTGATGACGCTGGCACGGAATTCATCATGAGGGAATGCTTTGAGTGCATTGAACGTCACCTCAGGAGGTTCACAGTCAACAGAGAAGTAATCAACACGACCCTGCCACTTCTCTTTAGCGATTGCTTCGGAGTAATCAAACTTAGTGGCATCTGCTTCATAGCAGTGGTTTTGCCGTGCCATGTCTCCGTTGAAAACCTCACACATTGAACGCTCAATCTCTACAGAGAAACCACGCCAACCAAATACGGTCTCAAGTAGGAAAGTATTACTCAAAGATTGAGGATGGTTAGCACCCACCTCAACATACTTACCATTCTTTTTTCCATTCAGCATAGTTAGGACAAACAAATCCTGGTATGCTTGAGAGAAATTTTGGAATACTTTGGTATGCCCCGTAAAAGTATGCTTCAGGGTATCGCGTTCATAGTTATACGTAGTGTTCATGCGCCCTCAAGGTTCTTGCCGATTTGTTGAATGATCCAATTGTAAGTTAGAGAGATACCTTCTTCAAGGGTTTGTGAGTAATCCCAACCTAATTTCTCTCGGATTAGATCGTTGTTGGAGTTGCGTCCTCGAACACCTGTGTGAGGAACATCAAGATGAATCTTAGTAACATCTTTACGTGCAACTTTTGCAGTGATTTCTGCCAGTTGGTTGATGGTGACCATCTCCTCAGATCCAATGTTCACAGGACCCATGAAGTCAGACTGCATCAGTCTCCAAGTCGCTTCGATGCATTCATCAATGAACAAGAAGGAACGAGTTTGTAAGCCATCTCCCCACACCTCGATAGATCCACCCTGGAGCGGGAGGAAAGCGACTTTGCGGCAGATCGCAGCAGGTGCCTTCTCTTTTCCACCGTCCCAGGTTCCTTCAGGTCCGAAGATGTTGTGATAGCGAGCGACACGAACAGGAATCCCATGATTACGGTTGTAAGCAAAGAAAAGTCTTTCGCTAAAGAGTTTTTCCCAGCCGTACTCCGAATCAGGAGCAGCAGGGTACGCAGATTCTTCACGGCAGTCTGGGTTATCAGGGTCTAATTGATTATGCTCAGGATACATGCAAGCAGAAGAACTGTAAAAGATCTTTGTAGGTTGATCTTTCTTAGGACGATTTGCTACCGTCCACTCTTTGTCACGACCATCAAAGGTCTCATTGAATTTGTGGACTGACTGCAGCAGGTTCAAGTTGATGCTTGCAGAGTTATGCATGATGTCTGCATCATGCTCACCCGTGAAGATGTAACCAGCACCACCCATGTCGGCAGCAAACTGATAGATCTCATCAAAGGTGTCAATGTACTGGTAAGGAACAGAGTTATAAAAGTTACCCTGTTGACCCTTGTACTCAATTACACGTTCGACAAAAGTATAATCTCGCAGATCACCTTGGATGAATTCATCCGCTGCTGAATCTGAGAAGTCAGGAACCTTGAGGTCTACACCACGAACCCAATACCCTTCGGTCTTGAGTCGCTTGACCATATGACTACCGATGAAACCACCGGCACCCAGGACCAATGCTCGCTTTTGTCTATCCATTAGTAATTTTCGGAAATGTAATTAGAAACAACCTCACCTATGTATTCTAACATAGGTTCAGTGATAACAGGACTACACCCAACAAAGAATACATTGTCTAGAACCTTACATGCATTTGGATAATTACTTGCAGGTTCAATATGACGGTATGCAGGGTGCATCAAAATATTACCAGCAAAATAGTTTCTTGTCTGGACTTTATTGCTCTCTAAATATTTTACGAGGCGGTGTTTATATTCTTCGCAGACAATAGGAACACCAAACCAACTGGTCTCTGCATGCTCTTTCTCTTCAATAACCCGAGCACCAGGGATCTGACTGAAGATCTCGTGAAGTCTAGCTTTGTTGCTACGACGGATGCGATGTATCTCGTTTTGCTTAGTCAGTTGTACCAACCCAATAGACCCTTGCAGGTCGGCAGGCTTGAGGTTGTATCCCTGAACGCCAAAGACATACTTATGATCGACATCTTGATCGTACCCTTCCAACCAGCGGTCGAATCGTTGTCCACAGACACCGTTGGGCAATTTGTTTTGGGATCCTACACAATAACAACCTCTCCCCCACCATGCAAAAGACCTGGCGATCTGGACGATCTCCTCAATGTTGGAGGAAACCATCCCGCCTTCAATCGTGCTGATATGGTGCGCTGGATAGAAAGAACAAGACGCTGCGACGGCATGTTTGGTAAGCAACTCACCACGCCACTTGGAACCGAGAGAGTCACAGTTGTCAGCGATGTACCGCAGGTTATTCCTATTGACAATCTCGATGAACTTATCGAAGTCATAGGGATTTCCCAGAACAGGAGACGAAAAAAGCGCCACGGTTCTAGGAGTGATCTTACTCTCTAGTTGATCAAGATCCCAGTTGAGGTCATCATAATTGATGTCTACAAAAACTGGTGTAAGTCCATTCTGGATGATGGGATTGATAGTTGTGGGGAACCCACAGGTGCAGACGATGATCTCATCACCATCATGCCAATCAAAATACTTTTTTAGTGCAGCAATCATCACCAGGTTGGCAGATGATCCACTGTTCACCATCACAGAATAGTCAAACTCAAACTGCTTAGAGAATGCACGTTCAAATTTGTTGACTTCTTCACCAGCAGGCAACCATTTACCTTGGAGTAAGGTAGTGATAGCGGCAGCAGGTTCTTGATTATCCCAGTAAGGACCAGAATAATAAACATTATCACCTGGTTGCCATCCCCTGTTTGCCATGTAGGGAAATAGTTTTTCACCGTCCGCCTCTAAGGCATCGATGAAGTTCTCAACTTTCTTTCTTACGAACATAACGACTCCACAATTTCAACAGTGTCCATACTTGGCATGAATCCTAATTCTCGAAGCTTAGTAGTGTCAAGATAAAAGTCTTGTGTCTGGACATCATTATGAAATTTGGGAGGATCAATCATATCTATGGCAGAACGACTGCTCAAAATAGGTACTGCTGCATCAACAATATCAGCAATAGAAGTGGGTATCCCAGACCCAATATTGTAAGTGTCATTCAGGTCACCCTCAGTGATAACAGTTTTGATTGCACGACAGACATCATCAACATGCATGACATCACGATGATGACTACCACCATCATACAGAGCAATTGGTTTGTGCTCTCTCAATTGATTTATCATCCACATGATTGCATTCTTCTGGCGTGATGCCTTGGGATCATGTCCCATCACATTACACAGACGAAGGATGCGGTACTTCATACTGTACACATCACAGAATGATTTGATTAGATCTTCTGCACACTTCTTAGTGATGCTATAGAACCCAGTTGGGTTACAAGAATCTGACTCATGAGCAGGGATTTCACACCCCTTACCATATACAAACCATGAAGAGATAAAGTTGAACTCAATATCTTCATTGCGACAGTGCTCTAATACATCGCAAAGGAGACGAAGATTAGTGTCAACATCTAAGTTGAGATCTTTGTGAACGTTATAGTTGTCCACCGTAGAGATCATGTAAAGAATCTTCTTAGATTGTGGTTTGTATTCATCGCGTTCCTGTACCAACGTATCAGGAAACATCTCAGCATACCTACCACCAACAAACCCAGGTCCATAAAGACTTACTGGACTGTTGTAGGACTTTAGGTCAGTCCCCATCGTTCTAAGTACCATGAGACAGTTGTACGTAGTCCATATTCAAAGTCAGTACGGGGTTTCCACCCAGTACACTTAGTAAGTTTATCATAATTTATGCCATAACGCTTGTCTTGACCAGGTCTTTCATGGGATATCCCAATAAGATCATATGGTTTTTTCAAAAGATCCAGGATTTTCTTAGTCACATCAATGTTTCTCATCTCACAACCACCACCAATGTTGAAATGATCGTTGATTACACCTTGTTCTTCCAGTGACCAGATTGCTTCACAATGATCCTTGACATACAACCAGTCACGGACCTGTTGACCACCCCCATACATGTAAGTAACATCGTCTATCAATGCACGACCGATAACTTTTGGAATAAGTTTTTCTACGTGCTGACGCAGACCATAGTTATTACTACAGTTAGTGATTAGGTATGGGAGATCATATGTATTGTGCCAAGTCTTGACATAATGATCTGATGCTGCTTTGCTTGCAGAGTATGGATTCTTAGGATTGTATGGAGTCTCTTCTGTGAACAGTTCTGTATCGTCATAGTCCAGAGATCCATACACCTCATCAGTAGAGATGTGATGGAACTTATCAACCTCCACGTTCAATGAAGCATTGAGGAGATTGATAGTACCTACAACATTTGCCTCTAGGAAAGGTCGATAGTTAGCGATGCTATTATCTACGTGACTTTCTGCCGCAAAATGCCAGATCTTTCTAGGTTTATATTTTTCAAATAGAAACAACACATGATCTTCATTTGAGATGTCACACCACTCAAACTTTACCTGCTTTGTAACAGGAATGAATCTCATGTCACCAGCGTAAGTGAGATTGTCAAGCACGACAATAGGTTCTGACGTTTTCTCAGTGAGAAAATGTAAAAAGTTACTGCCGATGAAACCAGCACCGCCAGTCACCATGTATGTCATGTCAACATTTCCAAAAAGGTTGGTATGTGACG